TCACATCCGCCGCGCGCCCAGGCTGACCGCCCGCGCCAGCATCTGGGCGATCTGCGCCTCGGACCGCAGCAGAGCCGGCGCCCCGCCGTCGACCGCCACATTGACCGTCACCCCGCCGCCCGAGACCGGCCCGATCTCGCCGCCCGTCGCCGGCCGGAACACCTCCGGTCCGCGCTCGCCGACCAGATAGGCGCCCCCGCCCAGCACCGGCCCGCCCTCCGCCCGCGCCCCGCCGAAGCTGGACATGGCCGCCTGGATCGCGGCGCTCAATCCACCGCCCGGGCCGCCCTGCGATCCCGCCGCCGCATTGACCGCGTTCAGGACTGCCCGCGCCAGTTCGGCCAATGACACCTCCCCGTCCGCCGCCGCCCGCGCCAGCGACCGCGTCAGGCTGTCGCCCGCCCGTCCGAAGGCGTCCTGGATGGCGTCGGCCGCCTCCTTCGCCGGCGCCTTCAACGCCTCCAGCGCCGCCCCGGCCTCGGCTGCTCTCAGCGCGACCTGATCGATCCCGTCCCGCCCGAACTCATCCGCCATCCGGCCAACCCTCCATCAATCGCGCCAGTCCCTCGCGCCCCAGCGGCGCCGTCCCACGCGGGACTTGCGTCAACATCCGCCACTCCCTCAGCGACAGCCGCCAGAAGGCCTCGGGTGCCACGCCCATCGCCGCCGCCAGCCGCAACATCTCGCCCCACGGCGTCATCGTGCGGCGGCCGCAAACGCCTGCGCCACCGCCGCCGCCGCCTCGCGCGGATCGGCCGTCGCGACATCCGGCGTCGCCTCACCACCCCCGCGCAACACCGCCACCAAGACCACCATCAAATCCCTCGCCGACAGCGTCTTCATCCGCTCGGCGACGGCCGCCACCCCATCGACGCCCAGCCCCGTCTCGATCTCCGCCAAGGCCCCCAGCGTCAGACACGTCCGACGCCGTTCGCCGCCGACTTCAACGACCACCTCACCCCTATGAGCATTGGCGTACGGTGTTGCAGGCCCGCCGGAATGAGTTAGCATCTGGGGGTGATCTCCCTTTGGACAGACTTCAACGCCTTGTCGGAAACCGACCAAGCCTGGTTGCTGTTTGCTGACGGCAAGCCGTTGGTGAACGTGGCGAATGTTTTGAGCGTTTCACGCGGTGATCGCGTCCGGCTCTTCCAAGATGCCGACGATTTTCACGTCGAAGCCGAGCTGGATTTTGGAGCCGTGTCGCCGCCGGCGCCATCCTCCGACCCGCGTTGGTTCGCGCGGATCGACTGGAAGACCCGGGTTGATCTCTAGATCGCGCTGAACCCGATGGCCCCCGCGCTCGCTAGGCTCAGCGCAAAGGTCGCCTCCCCCTCGTGCTCGCCGGCGTATTCCAGCGCCGCGACCAGGAACGGCCCCTCCAGCACGCCGAAGTCCGGCACGATCAGCCGCCACCGCTTCGCCGCCTGATCAAAGAAGGCTTCGCGCACCAGGGCGTCCGACGCCGCATCGCGGAATATGCCCTGCCCCGACACCGCCGCCGACTTCACGCCCGCCCCCGCCAGCAGTTCGCGCCACCGCCCGGCGCTGTCGCCGTCGGTCGCATCCACCGTCTTCGCGTTCAGCGAAATCGTCCGCGCCCTCAACCCCGCCACCGTCGTGAAGACGCCGGGCGCGCCCTCGATCTTCAGCAGCATGTCCTTGCCGGCCTGTGCCGTCATTTCCGTCTCTCCCATTGGTCGTGAATCGTGATTCGTGACGGGTGATTGCGCGCCGGCCGGCGTCGTCGCCGCTCACGACTCATGCGTCACCGCTCACGTCTTCCGTCACCGCCCTCAGCCGCACCACCGCATAGGTCCGCCGCCCGTCCCCGGCCGGAAAGACATCGGCGAAGGTCGCCCTCAGCGTCGCCGTCCGCACGCCGTCGGCCTCCAGCGTCGTCTCGTGCAGGCAGGCCCGCACCGCCGCCGCCATCGCCTTGGCCTCTTCCGACCCGGCGAAGCGCGACACGCCCGTCAGGGTCAGCCGCTGCTCCACCCCGCCCCCGTCCGCCGCCACCGGCCGGCTCTCGCACCGCCCCAGCGCCAGATAGGGACACGGCGCCCCTTCCGGCGCCTGGTCGTAAACCCGCCCCTGGATCAGGGCCGACAATGCCGGATCGGCCTTCAGCGCCGCCACCATCGCCTTCTGCAGCGCGCCCTCGTGGTCCGTCATCGCGTCCGCTCCAGCTCCAGTTCGATCCGCCCCGACCGCGGCTCCGCGATCAGCCGGATCGTCCAGTCCGCCCCGCCGAAGCGCAGCACCCGTCCGACCGCCAGCCTCGGATCGGCCCGCGTCCCGGCCCGCATCGTCTCGGCCGACCGGCGCCGATCGCCCTCGCCGCGCTCGACCCGTCGCCGCGTCCCGGCTTTCAGCCAGATCGCCCCCAGCGGCTCGAACGTCACGCTGCGCCCGCCATAGGGTGTCTCGGCCTTCACCGGCTGAAACAGCCCGGTCAGCACCCTCACAGCCGCACCACGCGATAGGGCGCGGTCCAGGCCTCGACCGGCTCCACCGCCATGTCGGGATCGCCCCGCTCATAGGCCCGCAGCACCAGCATCAGGATCGCCAGCCTAAGCGGCGCGGGCGAGGTGGACGTCAGGCTCAACCCCACATCCGCCTCCACCCGCGCCCGCGCCGCCTCGATCAAGGTGTGGATCAGCCCATCCTCGGCCTCATGCTCGACCCGCAGAAACAGCTTCGCCTCCGCCGCCGTCACCGGTTGCGCCATGGCAATCTCCATTGTCGGAAAATCACGTCTCCTCCCCATGCAATGGGGAGGGGGACCACGAAGTGGTGGAGGGGCTCTTTCCGCCGCACGGTTCGCGCGTTCAGAGCCCCTCCGTCACGGCGCGAAGACGCGCCGCGCCACCTCCCCGCTCCGCAGGGAGGAGACGATCACGTCAGCTCGCGCTGAACTTCATGACTTTCAAAGCGTCGAAGTTCTGCACCCCGCCGCCCACGCGCTTGGTCGTGTAGAACAGCACATAGGGCTTGGCCGAATAGGGATCGCGCAGCACCCGCACCCCGGCCCGATCCACGATCAGATACCCCCGCTGGAAGTCCCCGAACGCGATCGACAGGCTGTTGGCCGCCACATCGGGCATGGTCTCGATCTCGGTCACCGGATAGCCCAGCAACGACGCCGTCTCGCCCAGCCGCGCCGCCGGCTGCCAGATGTAGTTGCCGTCCGCATCCTTGAACTTGCGCACGGCCGACACCGTCTTGCGGTTCATCACGAACCGCCCGTTCGGCCGATACTGGGCCTTGGGCGCATAGATCAGGTCGATCAGACGATCCGCCGGATTGCTGGCCGCGAACCCACCCGCAGCCCCCGACGCCACATAGCCGATCTGACCCCAGGTCTGACCGGCGTCCGCAACGGTCGGATAGGCCAGGAAGCCGCGCGGCTTGTTCACCCCGTCGCCGTTGACGAAGGCGGCCGTCTCCTGGGCCGCAAAGGCGTCCTCGACCTCGGCGGCCAGCCATTCGTCCAGATCGACCATGGCGTCGTCCAGCAGGGCCTGCGTCGCCGCCGGATTGGCGTAAAGATCCGCCGACGGGAACTCCAGCAGGGCCAGGGTGGCCGGATCGGTCTCGGGTCGCGCAGCGGTTTCCGCCACCCAGCCCGAGGCCACGCCCGCCGTCGACACCGGCTTTCTGAACACGCCCGCCGCCACCGTGCGCACCGTGGCGATCTCGCGCACCGGCGACGCCGCCATCAGACGCCGCTCGATGGCGCGCTCGGTTTCGTACGGCACCACATAGCCGCCCGAGGTCGCGCCGCCCGACAGGCCCGCCTTGACCTCCAGCGCACCCGATTGACCCGTCTTCAGATAGCCGTCCCACGCCGCCTTGGCCTCGGGCGCAGACGCCGGCTCGACCGGCTCGCCCCCAATGACCGGACGCCGGCTCTGGCTCATCACCCGATCCAGCCGCGCCTGGGCCGCCGCCACCGCCTGGTCGATGCGCGCCACCTTCTCCTCCAGCAGCACATCGGCCGCCGCCTTCTTCTCGATCTCGTCCAGCCGGACGTCGTTCGCCCCTTTGAACGCCTCGAACGCCGTCATCATCTCACGCACGACATCGCGCGCCTCGGGCTGGCCCGACGCCTGTTTGGTCTCTTTCATGATCTCTCCGGTTGAAGAACCGCGCGTTGCGGTTAGGGTCGAGGCGTGAACCGCCTTCTTGATAATTTTGTCGTTCGAGACGTCGCCTGATGTCCCATCTCACGCCGCTCGAAAGCGCCGTCATGGAGGCCATGGCCTGGCAGATGGGCGACAGCGTGCCCGATCTGACCGCACAGGCGGCGTCCAGTTCGCCCGGCCTGCGTCGCAACACCGGCGCGGGCCTCTATTCCCAGTTTCTGGTCGACGCGGATCGGCGCACCGCCAATCCCGACGCCACGGGCCTGTTCGGCACGGTCCATGCGATGGTGGCGGACCTGCCCGATCCCATCGGCTTCCAGATCGAGTTGCGCCACGGCCGGCTGACGGCCCTGCATGGCCAGAGCTATGGTCAGGACACCCGCGCCATCGACTTCTCCAACACGTCCTTCGGCGAAATCTTCATTGTCGACGAGCGCGGCCAGTCCGTCCTGTACCGCCCCGCCCGCCGCGCGCCCGAGGTGGTCGTCTCCCGACCGAAAGCCGCCGCTCGACCGCCGGCGCCGGCCCAGCCGCGCCCTCAAACCCCGATCAAGACCCCGGCGACGAAGCCGGCGGACCACGCCCTGCCCGCCGCCGCCGCCCCGCCCGGCGTGGCGGAGATGCTCGCTGGCGTCTCCAACCCCACCGCCTCGCGCGGCGGCAAGCTGGCTCTGGTCTATCTCGGCGTCTACGGCCTCATTCTGTTCGCCGTCTTGTTCGCCAGGATCGCCCTGCACACCGGCTGGATCTTCGCCCTGATCGTCGCCGTCTGGGCGCTCCGCTATATCCACAGTCCCAAGGGCCGCGCCAAGATGGCCGACCTCGCCGACCGCCTGGACCGCAACGGCGCCTTCCAGGCCCTCAAGCTACGCTGAACCGCGCCCCCGGCAGCATGGGGAACGTCACCAGCGACACCTCCCACAGATCCACGCCGCTCAGCACCCTCAACCGTCCCTGACGCCGCGCCCGCGCGGTGCGATAGCCGATCGACAATCCATCCAGCGCCCCCGCCCGGCTCAGCGCCCCAGCGAACCGCGCCTCGGCCGACCAGTCCTCGATCCGGCCCCGAACGAACAGGCCGCGCGCGTCCTCCACGATCTGATCCCACACGCCGACCGGCGCCCGCGCATCGTGCTGGTTCAGCATCCGCACGCCCCCGGCGCCCGTCCGGGCCAGACTGTCCGCGAACGCCCCCGCCTGAACCACGTCCCCGTTCAGATCCGCCACGCCCCACAGGGAGGCGTAGCCTTCGATCCGAAGGTGTGAGTGGTGACTTGTGAGCCGTGACTGCTCGCTCTTACTCACCACTCCCGATTCACCACTCACGAACTGCCCTCCAACCGCCGCTCGATCCGCTCCACGGCCGCCGCCGTCGCCTCGCCCTGCGTCTCCAGCCGGGCCAGCCGTTCGGCGACCAGCCTCTGCTCTCCGACCCGCTGCTCCAGCGTCGCGATCCGCGCCGCCGCGCCCCCGGCCCAAACCAGGCCGCCCACCGTCTGCACGACCACGGCGATCAGCAGCGCCGTCGGCACGCGCCGGATGTGATGTTCGGTCATTGTCGCTCTCTCCGTTCGCTGCGTGAATCGTGAGGCATGGCCCGTGAATGCCAGACGCCCTCCCATTCACGATTCACCAATCACCCCTCACGACCCGAGCCCCGCCATCCGCCGACGTTCATCCTCCGTCAGGAAGCTGGCCCCCTCCAGCCGCGCCCACAGCGCATCCCGCTCGGGCTGCAGCGCCGAGACCGCATCCAGATCGGCCCTGATCTCACACCCAACGAACCGCTCGCCTAGCCAGCCCGTCATCGCCCCCGCCGCCTTCCGCACCAGCGGGATCACCGTCTGTCGCCAGAAGGCCGCGTTGGCCTCGCGATAGTTGGCGTAGGTCGCATCCCCCGGTATCCCCAAGAGCTGCGGCGGCACCCCGAACGCCAGGGCGATCTCGCGCGCCGCCGCATGTTTGCCGGCCGTGAAGTCCATCTCCGCCGGCGTCAGGCTCAGGGGCTTCCAGTCCATCCCGCCTTCCAGCAGGATCGGCCGCCCGGCGTTCGCCGCCCCGGCATAGACGTTCGACAACTGATCCTTCAGCGCCTCGAACTGTCCGTCCGTCAGCCGCTCGCCGTTGCGCGCGCCGTAAACCAGCGCCCCCGACGGCCGCGCCGCATTGTCCAGAAGGGCCTTGTTCCAGGCGCCCGCCGCATTGTGCGCGTCCACCCCTTGCGCCGCCGCCTCCAGCGGCGACAGCCCGTACCAGTCGTCCAGCGGGTGCCACAGTTTCAGGTGCATCACCGGCGCCCAGCCGTCCGCCGCCCGCCCGATCCGCACCGAACGCCCATCGACCGAATAGTCCCACGCCTCGGGCCAGCCCGAGCGGCCCGGAACCACCTTCACCCGATCCGACCGCAGCGCCCACAGCTCGTCCGGCGCTCCGTCCCCGTCCGCATCGCCGGTCGCCTCGACATAGGCGTTGCCCGACACCTGCAGCGCGCCATAGACCGCCTCCATCAACTCCGCCCCCGACTGTTCGGGATTGGGCCGGCGGATCAGCTTGGCCAGCGGATGGGCCTCGTCGCGCACCCCGTCCACGAACACCGCGAACGGCGCAGCCGCCGCCGCTTCGGCGATCATGCGGATGCAGCGATAGGCCACGGCGTTCTTCTGATAGCCCTCGCGCGCCAGGCTGGCGTAGTCGTTGGGCGTCCACCGCGGCCGCCCCACGCCCGACAGGGCGATCACCCCGCCCGCCCGGCTCTCCTTGACCTCGGGCGCAGCCCTGCGCCCCGCCTGGCCGAACGGCCACCGGATCGAAACCATCGTGTCGATTCCCTTTTATCTTCGTCATCCTCGGGCTTGTCCCGAGGATCCATACTTACGGCGCCCGCCGCTCAGGTCCGGTGTTTAATGACGCCGTGCGAAGCAAGGCGCGGCGTCTTCAAGGCGTCATCCACCGCAACAGCGGCCGCTCCACCCACAGATGCACCGTCACGCCCGCCGCCAAACTCGCCGCGACGGTCAGCGCCACCACCGCATCCCCCGGCAGGACGACCATCCCGCTTTCGAACAGCCGCCCCAACGCCCGAACCACCAGCACATGGGTCAGATAGATCGAATAGGACGCATCCCCCATGAAGGCCGCCGCCCGACCCAGCCGTCCCGGCGCCCGGTCCAGACGCTCCATCCGCACCGCGCCCAACACCACCAGGGCGCTGGGCAGGCCCCAGATCAGGACCCGCGCCAGACCCGTCGCCGGATCGTTCAGGGCCTCCACCCCGTCGATCCGCCCATATCCGAACGCCAGCGTCAGCCCCAGACCGACCAGCCCCAGACCGACCGCCCACGGCCCGGCCCATCGCGGCGCCGACCGCCACGCCCCGGCGATGCCGACGCCCAGCAGAAACTCCAGAACGATCGGCGCGCCCCAGAACCTCAGCACCGGCGCCGCCACAAAGAACCCGGCGACCAGCAGGACTACATAGCCCCCGACCAGCCCACATCCGACCCGTCGCCCGCCCGCCAGGCTCAGACCGAACCCGGCGTAGAACAGCATCTCGAAACACAGGGTCCACCCCGGCCCCAGCGCCGGAAAGGTCATCTCCAGCCCGCTGAACGGCCAGAACAGAAAGGTCGCCGCCGCCACCTCCGCGCTCAGCGTCCCGCCCCGCGCCATCCCGACCAGGATCGGCAGCGACAGCAGCCAATAGATCGGCGCCACCCTTCGAAACCGTCGCCACAGGAACTCGCCCGCCGCCGCCAGGCCCGACCGCGCCTGCGTCGTCATGGCGATGACGAAGCCGCTGATGACGAAGAACACATCCACGCCCACCGCGCCGAAATCCGCCAGCGGCCCGTGGCCCGCCACCGTCTCCAGCCCCAGCCGCGTCCCGGCCAGGTCCACGGCGTGGGCCGCGACCACCGCCGTCGCCGCCGCGAACCGCAGCGCCTGCACCCCGTAAAACCGCTCCCCCATCCGCCACGCCTATCATCCGGCGCGACGGATCGACAATCTCAGATCATCGCCCGCGCCCGCACGGCCTCGGCGATCCGCGCCTGCCCCGTCGCATTGGGATGGGCCGCATCGAACATCAGCCCGCCGGCGAACGCCCCGCCGAACAGGGCCGCCCCGTCGATGGGCGTCGCCAGCCCCCTGGCCGCCGCCACCTCGAACACCGCGTCGCGGATCGCCCCTTGCGTCGCATAACTCGCCTTGCCCTGGGTCGGATCGGACGGACAGCCGGTCATCAGCAGCACGTCCCCCGTCGTCGCCGCCCGGTCGACCAACGCTCCCAGCTGCGCCTTGTAGGTCGCCGCAGCCGTCCCCGCATTCCAGTCGTTGATCGTCAGAGCGATCACCGTCAGATCCGCCGCCGCGACCGGCAGCGATCCATAGGCTCGGTACGGCTGATCCGTCGTGATCCAGTCCGAAACCCTCGATCCGCCCCAGCCGGCGTTGATCACCCGCGCCCGCTTCACCTCCGACCGCCAGGCCGTGCCGCCCGCCACGAACACCGCCCCGCCCGAGGCCCAGCGCACCGTCACCGGCCCGCCGGTCTCGGGAAACGCGACCGTCGTCGCCTCCATCGCCGCCGCCTTGGTCGTATTGATCGTGGCCCGCACCAGCCCGTCGGTCTCGACCGTCAGAACGCCCAGCGCCGTGTTCGTCACCGCCCACAGGTCGAACCGATCGACCGGCCCGTCGGGCTGGAAGCTCCATCCGCCGGTCGAACCCGCCGCGCCGGAAAACAGCTTGCCGCCCAGCCCCGCCAGCGCATTGACGCTCCATCCTGCGCCCAGCGTCACGCGCGGATCATAGGCCGGATAGCCGCCGCTGGCGCCATCCGCCCCGCCCGCGCCCGCCACGGACGCCGCCGACGTCGGCAGCCCTCGTCCGGCCATCAGCATCGCCAATCGTTCGGGCCAGGCGCCGGCCCGCGCATTGGGCGTCCAGCCGCCGGCGGCCCCGCCGAACCCCTGCGTCACGCTGTCGCCGATGCACAGCAGCCGCGCCTCGCGCCCGCCCGCCTGCATCGTCCGTACCGCCGCCGACCAGGCCGGCAGGTCCGGCACGGCGAACCGCGTACGCCCCAGCACCCCGCCCGGCGCCGCCGACGCCGCCCCGACCCCCAATCCCGGCATCAGTCGAACGCCGCCACGATCTGGCCGGCCGTCGTGCCCGTCGCCAGCACCCGGCGCACCTGCACCGGCAGCCAGCCGACCGGATGGTTGGCGAAGGTCACGGGCTCTCCATCCTCGGCGCCGACCGTCAGCACCCGGACATTGCCCGCCGCCCCGACATACAGCGCCTTGGCGTAGGCGTTCAGGTCCGCCGTATCGCTGGGCGTCACCGTCGCCGCCCGCCTTGCCGGTCCCCCGGCCTCGCGCCCATGGCTCAGCAATCCGTCCCGCTCGGGAATGGCCGGCATATCGTCTCTCCTTTCATTCAAAAATCTCCCTCCCCCTGCGGGGGAGGGTGGCTGAGCCGAAGGCGAAGTCGGGTGGGGACGGCAAGCCGACCCGCCACCGATCTAAGCGATCCTGCCTAGCCGCCCCCACCCGGTCGCTTCGCGACCACCCTCCCCGCAACGGGGAGGGAAAAGCCTGTCACAGCCCCCGCACCCTCGGCCCGGCCGAGCGCGCCTCCAGCATCAGCCGCGTGATCCCCCACACCAGGGCGTCGGCCCGGTCGGGGCTGGGCCCGCCCTCGGACCCCAGGGCCAGCATCTCCTCCTCCAGGGCCGAAAAGGCCTCGCAGTGGATCACCCGTCCCTGTTCGTACAGCAGCGCCACCGGCTCGGCCCGCGCGGCCTTGGAGCGGGTCGCGTGGACCATCTCGATCTTGGCCGGACAGTCGCTGGCCCCCAGGACCGCGCGCACCATGTCGCCGCCCTGATTGCCTTCGGCGATCACCTCGTGCGCCCCGAACTCGCGCGCCGCCTGACAGACCACGGCGGCCCAGCCGCTGGGCGAGCGCCCCCTGACCGTCCGGTCGGCCAGGACGAAGGCTTTGCCGTCCCGCCGCCCGACCACCACCACGCCGCAGGCGTCGCCCCGCGCGGTCGCCGGCGGATCGACCGCCACCACCACCCGGTCCAGTTCGGGCGGCCGCGCCCCCCTGGCCCGCTTCAACTCTTCGATGGAGAACAAGGCCCCCTCGCCCTCGACCACCAGCCCCTCCAGCTCCTGCGCCGCCAGTCGCGTGCCGCCATAGACGTCGTTCAGATGCGCCAGGAACCCCGGCGACAGATTGTGGGCGTTCAGCGCCGTCTCGGCCCGCTCCGTCACCGTCCCGCTCTCGGCCATCAGCTTGCGCAGCGCCGGGATCGGCCGGGGCGTCGTCGTCACCGCCAGCAGCGGCTCGGCCCCCAGCCGCAACCCGAACCTCAGGTTCGACAGCACCAGATCCGGCCGTCGCCAGGCGCAGAATTCGTCGGCCCAGGCCGCATGGAACTGCGGCCCTCTCAAGCTGTCGGGATCTTCGGCCGAAAACGCATAGGCCGCCGACTGATTGTCCCACACCAGCCGACGCCGCCCCGCCTCCCAGCGCGGCCGGTCGCCCGGCTCGGCCAACGCCTTGATCCCCGACGCCCCCTCCACCATCACCTCACGCACGTCGTGCAGGGCGGGGCCGACCAGGGCCAGGACGATGCCCGCCTTGTCGCGCGCCAT